ATCGCTTTATAATATGGTTTTTTGGGATGAAGACTATAATCATTGATCACACCATTTTGTTCACAATACAAAAAATCGTCCATTGGCATTAATAACTTAGTTTTAGTTATTTTTTTATGTTCTCTTGCAATAACTGAAACTAATGACCTATTTCTAAGTTCAATATCAAAAAAGTTTTTGGGACGGATCCTGTAATCAAATGATGCTAATGTGTCATACCAATAGTTTTTGATTCCTAGAAGTTGAAAGAATTGGTTCCAATGCATAATATTAGTTTCAAGTTCCTGCAATCTTGCAGTTTCATTATATGAATACTTTTTAATTGCATATGCAAAAATATCTTGTTCAGTTCCAAATCTAATCAAATCCTCTTCAACATTACTGAGAAGTACTTTTGTATATGCTTGTTCTTTATTTAACCAAACATCATATCTATTTAATGATGTAGTTCCCCAAAGGACAATTAATTGTTGATTATTTTGAATGATTCTTTGAAATGTTTTAGATAAAAAAAATCTTTTTGCTAATCTAAATTGTCTATCATTACCACTACCATACTCTCCCAAATTGGTATGAGTAAATCCAAAATGTTCTACTAGATTTTTTCTCCAACCGTTCTCCCAACAAATATCTGGATCATGTTGTATCAATTCATATTCTTCTTGAGTCATACCTTCAGTATATCCAGAACCTTCTCCAAAGGTCCAACTGCACCCTAAGGTAATTATATGAGGTTTCATAATATACATTCTGTTATCTGTATTTAGACAAAAAAAGAGACCCTTGCGGGTCTCTTGAACAGATTGTGAATCCGATGGATCACATAAGGTTCTTGATTTGAACTCTTCTGTAGTAACGGTTCTGGTTGACCTTGAGGCGTCCCAGTCCTTGCTCGGTTCCTTCTGCGAAGGGGTTTGCAACAAGACCATAACGGGTCTTGAATCCGATTTTGGGTTGGAAGGTGTTCTCGCCAACTGCACGAACCATCTGAAGAGGAACGTATGGGCAGTAGAAGAGACCTGCGTCGTAAGGTGAGCTACCCTTGTAACCAACAACGTAGTACTGCTGAGCAGCAACGTTAGCGGCATAAGGATCAATGTAGACTCTATACTTACCAAGCAGAACACCAGCGAAGGTGTTACCAGTGTCATCAACGTTAAGATTAGCGTTGAGTGCTGGGGTGTAGTCAAGTACGCCAGCCATAGACAGTGCCGAAGCAACGTCAGCGGAGCACATAACTACGTTGCCCTTTCCTCTACGAGTTCTTTGTGCGATTGCGTTAGCATCACGCTCGATTTGGAACAGGAGACCTTTGAACTTCTCAACAGACCAACGTCCGTTAGAGTCGATGTCAAGGTCAAATACACCAGCGGTAGCGGTGTTTGCAGCAGCGCCTTGCTCAGCAACCTTATAGATGGTTCTGATAACTTCACGGTTGATCTCAGCAAGAATCTCTGTGGAGAGAATATTTGCGAGTTCCGCTTCAGCGTTCAGACCATGGATTGCCTTAAGGTCTTGTGCAAGCTCAAGGCTGTATTCTGCCTTCAGTGCTCTTGACTTGGCTTCAACAAGAACCTTCTCGATAGAGAACGCCATCTCGTTGAACTGATTACCAGTGCCATTGCCCAGGTTCTCAGCATCACCAGTCTTCATACCTTGACCTACGTTGTAGGAGGTAGAAACTGCAGTACCAACGGGGTTCAGGAGACCAGGATTAGAACCACCTTGGGCGGTTGTACCCATACCTGCAACGCCATCAGAGAATCCAGCAGTCTCGTCAAGACCATCGCCTTGTCCAGAGAATGCAGTGTCTGCTTCGTTGAATAGTGCTTCGCTTCCGCTCTGATTGGTGTAGCGGGAACGCATTGCGAAGATGAGTCCAGTAGGACCACTCATTGGTTGTACGCCTGCGAGGTCATAAGCGACCAGGTTAGGCATTGCGCGTCTGATCAAAGAGATCAGAACGGGGTCGAAACCAGCAACAGGACCACCTGCTGCAGCGTCTGCGCCGAACGCACCACCAGCACCAGCAGCATTACCTGCGTTGGTTGGTGTTTCGTTCAGGATTCCGCCTTGGAATGCTTGTTGTTCACGGAGGAACTTTTCTTGGTTTTCTAACAGGACTGCGGTTACTGCTCTTCTGTGGTTATCCTTGATAGGATCAATACCATCATAATCGAGAAGTGGACTCCACTTTTCCTGCAGATGCTCTGATTGGAACATTTGCTTTACCTTAGTTTTGTTTGTGTTTGATTAATAATAAAGATTTCACTTTTTGCTAACAGCACCCAGTGTCCTGAGATAGTTGTTCATGTAGTCAGGTGCATTACCTGCTGCATCAATATCAACTTCTTCAGACAGATTTTCGGTCTGAGCTTTAGGAGCTTTCTTTGCTGAGAAGTATGACTCCTTCAGCATCTCCAGTTTTTCACGATATGTTTTTGCACTTTCAAACTCAACACTTTCGGCAAGTGAAGCGAGCTTCTCTTTTTGGCTGAGGGCAAGACCTTCAGTTACTTCATCAAAGATACCATCTGCAACCGACTCGGAAAGACGGGAGTTAAGAACGATATTCTTTTCGATCTGCTCGTTGAGTTTTGTCTCCATTTCATCAAGTTTTTCTACCATGCTCTCTAGCACATCATATTTTTCTTCAGGGATTGATACATAATGTTCTTCAAAAAGACTCTTCATACCAGAGAGGAAGGATTCTGTCATTTCAGACTTAAGACCACTTTCAATGGCAAGTCTGTTTTCAGTAACCCACTCTTCGGATACGTACTCAAGATATGAATCTACTCTTTCTTCAAGAGCAGTTTTAATCTCGGTAACTTCTTCTACGAGTTTTTCCTCGTATGCTTTGTCATATGCAGCAGAGAGACCCTCTCTGATCACTTCGACCTTGGATCTCAGTGCTGCTTCAAAAATGGTGCGTGCTTTCTCTTGGAATTCCTCCGAAAGCTCTTCACCATCGAGGAGAGCGTTGACATCTTCAGAGACATCAAACTCCTCAACCTCTTCTGCCTCAGCGACAACTTCTTCTTCAGATGTTTCTTCTTCAGATACAACTTCCTCTTCCGTTGCTTCCTCTTCGGATACAACTTCTTCTGCCTCGGCGGTGATTTCCTCGTCCTCTTCGATTACCTCTTCAGAGTCGAGTTCTTCTTCCTCCTTCATACCCTTCATGGCATCAGCAGCTTTAGCTCCTTTGTTTACAACATCCTTAACTTGCTTAAGGGTTGCGCCAGGGGTTTTGAGTTTGGCAGACTCGTCATCAGACTTATAATTGTCTGGAGTGGGACCTCCAAGATCTTCGTATGATCCCGATTCGCCTGCTACTGCACCAGGAGCAAGCTTTTGCATGGGATCAGCTGCCTTTGCACCAGCATTGACAGCGGTCTTGGATTGAGTTGTGCCTGCTTCCATTTCCTGTAAGTTAGTGTCACTAGACATTTGAGACTCTCCGATTAACCTTTAGTAATTTTAATCTATATTTATTTAGTATATTTTGTAGTTGTGACTATATATACTATAGTGAATTAAGGAAGTTATCAAAAAGATTTAATTTTGCTTCTTCCAAATTTCTTTGTACAACTGCTTCTTCGATTCTTTGCTTTGCTTGAAGTGCGAGTCTTTCGCGGAGAATACCTCCATCCCAAACCCATTCTTTGCCTTCCATAATTCCCTGAACAAATGCATCAGGTGCAGATGGATCTGCTACAATATCTGCAGCAGTTGCAAGCATAAAATCTTCTCCAACTTCTTTATAACCCGTCTTAGTATTATCTCTTAGAGACCCAATTCCACGAGAAGAAACGCCAAGTGTTACACCATCTTTGAGAAGTGCTTCTGCAATCTTACCCATTGGGGTATGCAGAATCTGTGCTTTACCAACAAAGTTATTACCTTGCTGCTTCAACTCAGTTATTTTATGAGATACTCTATCTAGGTTTACTGTTGGACCATCAGGATGACCCAGTTCTCCAAGTGCTCTGCCCTTGTCAACATAATCCTTAGAGTATCTTTTTACTTCTCTTTCCATAATTGAGAAGGGGTACATTCTACCGTTACGGTTTACCATCTCACTTTGAAGAAACACGCCTTTGATAAACATGTTCTTCTTACCATTTACGGTTTCGGTAAGAACCTCTACACTTTCAATCTCTTCTCTGATGAGTTTCATTTGCTCAGTAGTCGGTTATTTAGTTATTTATTAACATTTACTCTTCTGATTCTTCATACTCAGAGTCAAACATATTATTTGTAACCTCAGGTCGGATGTTTTGAATCTTATCGGAGGATTTGGTGTAGAGCAAATCTTTAATCTTGTCAGAAACGTTCACTGAAGATTCATCACTGACAATCATATCTAGAAGTTCGTCCATTTTATAAACTGAAGATTGTTCAGTTATTTATGATAAATATCAATAAAGACTTTTTGATGGATCTTCCACACATTTACTATACTAATGTAACTAATAAAACTGAACGTAGAAAATATATGGAGAGTCAGTTCCAGACTTTGGGACTGAAGTACACAAGACTACCAATGGAACAGTTCCCAAAAGATGGAACTTTATTTAAGTGGTATTGGGATGATTTAGTAGGAACATACCCAGAAGATACATCTCATTATATAAACGCATATTCTGCAGGTCTATTCTTATTCTTTCAAGAATGGATTGACAGTACTAATGATGAGTTCATGATCTTGATGGAAGATGATTATGATCTATCACTACTAACTAAATGGCACTTTGAATGGAGTGAACTAATTGAGCGACTTCCGATTGGATGGGATTGTTTGCAATTGGGATTTGAGACACCATATATAATACCTTTTTATTTGCACCCAACAAAACCAGAGTATTCTTTAGGTGCATCTCTATTAAATAGAGACTATATAAAAAAACTTCTTAGTTTACATTATCCTAACGGCAAGTTTAAATTTGATCATAGTATTGCTAATGCAATGTATATTGATAGAGATTCTGGTATACATGATGGACTAAGATATGCTGGTACTTCTGGTGGTCCAGATTACTTTATCAATCAATCTGGTTGTGGATACTCTTTACCACTAATACCAATCAATCCATACTTTGCAGGTATTAGTCATATTGGACCATTTGAGAAACATTCTTGGGAACCAAAACTTAGTTTTGTTAAATGTCATGAGGCATATCATGAATGGTGGAACAATGATCGAGATAAGTTTACTCTTGATGAATTTTTTACTTATGGCAAAACCAATCATGTTCTTATGGAGAGAGATATCTCCAAGTGGAACGATAAATACTTTTATGACTTGGCAATAAGAAATAATGAAGGTGTACTTGTTCCAACCTCAACATGAGATTATAATTAAGGGAACAAAAAATTACTGGTTACCATACGCTTCTGGTTGTCTTTGGAGTTATGCAAAACAACAGATACCAGAATGTGAATTGGGGGAGATTATATTCAAAAGAGAAAGTATTGATAAAGTTCTTGATAGGATAAAAGACCCAGATGTTTGTGCATTTAGTACTTATATTTGGAATGAACAATATAATTTAATCCTTGCAGAACAAATTAAAAAAAGATATCCAAAATGTATTATTGAGTTTGGTGGTCCACAAGCAACAAGAAGTTTGGTTGAAAGAAACTATGTGGATACTGTTTTACTTGGGGAGGGTGAAGAAGCATTTGTAAACGTACTTTATAGAATAAAAGATGGATATCCAATACCACCAATTTATGAACGCATTCAACTGGAACAACTAAAGTATACAAGTCCATATGAGTCTGGAGTTTTTGACGATATTGTTAATCAATATCCAGAGTATAATTGGGCAACTTTAGTTGAAACTACTAGAGGGTGTCCACATCACTGTACATTTTGTGATTGGGGAACTTGGATGAACAAAATTAAAAAATTTGATATTGATCAGGTAGAGAGAGATATTAACTGGATGTCTACTCACAGAGTAGGATTTTTGATGCTAGCTGATGCAAACTTTGGTATCTTTGCAGAGAGAGACCTTAAAATAGCAAAGATGCTAAGAAAAGCAGCAGATCATCCAGATGCAATTATTGATGATCTGACAGTTCAGTATACAAAAAATGCAACTGATGTTGTCTTTGATATTAGCGAGGCACTTGGTCCGTATGATCGTCGTGGTGTTAGTATGAGTGTTCAATCTATGAATGCACCAACTCTTCGTGCAATCAAAAGACAAAATAATAAAAAGAATGCTGAGTTTGTAAAAAAAGCAAGAGAAAGAAATTTAAATGTATATACAGAATTGATTCTTGGATTGCCTGAAGAAACTTTAGAATCTTGGAAGACGGGTATATGTGAACTTCTTAACTGTGGTCAAGACAGTATTGATGTTTGGTTCTGTCAAGTATTTGGAAATACTGAATTGAATAATAATAGAGAGAAGTATGATATTTCAGTTGTTAATGCTGAGGATTATGTGTCATTTACAAAAAAAGAAGATAATGTGAAGGAAGTCGTTGAGATTGTTAATGGGACTAATACTATGAGTACTGATGAGATGGTAGAAGCATATCTATATTCTTGGATGATTCTTCAACTACACATTAATGGATATTCTGAAATCATTGCAGACTATTTAAATAAAGACTTTGGAGTCAGTTATCGCAAATTTTATGATAATATATTTGATACACTTGGTACTGATGATAGTTCTCTTGGAGTACACTTTAGAGACTTAAAAGTACGAGTGTCCAACTATTTGAAGACTGGTCGTATTGTATCGGACAAGGATACTGGACACACTCTTGAACTAAGTATGGGAACCGATTTTGAATATTTTTGGAACAATAAAGAAGAGGTTATAAACTATATTAGGAATTATTGTGGGATGTTTATTCCCGAGGATATCATGACTCTACAAAAAAGTTACATATATAATCCTGAGATTGATTATCCTCGTTACGTAAATAATTATTTGGTTTATAATGCTAGACTAGAAGAGGAACGCAATGATATTTGGACATTAAAACGAAAAAATCTTCTAAAGAATAAAATCAAAGCATTATGAGAAACCTTTACATGTTCCAACCGCAGTATGCGGTAGAAGTAAGAAGCGAAGACACGTATTGGTTACCGTATAGTGTTGGATGTCTTTGGGCATATTGTATGCAATATGACGATGTAGCTAGTGGATTTGATTTGAAAGATTTAATATTTAAACGAGAGGATCCTGAAAAATTAGTAGCAAGACTAGAAAACCCAGTAGTCTGTGCTTTTAGTACATATATTTGGAACGAACAATATAATCTACATGTTGCAAAGTTAATAAAGGAAAAGTATCCAGAATGCATCATTGAATTTGGTGGACCACAAGCAACAGAAAAACTTACAAAGTACGATTTTATTGACTGTATTATTGTATCTGAAGGGGAAGAAGCATTTTTAGATCTACTCCGAAAAGTTATATCTATGGAACCATTTGAAAGAATATATCGGAAAAATCGAATTGAAGATATGGATTTTCAAAGTCCTTATCAACTTGGTGTCTTTCGCAAGATAGTATCTGATAATCCAGATGTTTTATGGTCTATGACAGTAGAGACCAACAGAGGGTGCCCACATAGATGCACTTATTGTGACTGGGGTGGAATGACATATCAAAAGGTCAAGCACTTTGGACTAGAGAGGATTGAGGATGATATAAACTGGGCAGCAAGAAACAATGTTGGGTTTATATTTAATGCAGATGCAAATTTTGGAATGTTTAAAGAGAGAGACCTTGAAATTGCAAAACTCTTTCGTAGTGCAGCAGATCGTGGTAAACTAGAAGCAATTAATGTCCAATATTCAAAAAATTCTACTGAAGTCATTTTTGAAATTGCACAAATTCTTGGTGATATTAGTAGAGGTGTAACCCTGAGTGTTCAGAGTATGAATGAACCCACATTAAAATCAATCAAGAGAAAAAATATGAGCATCAATAAGATATCTGAGCAAATTGAGAAGAGTAAAAAATATGGAGTTAAAACATATACTGAACTAATTCTTGGGTTACCAGAAGAAACTTTAGACTCTTGGAAAAATGGATTTGCCAAAATTCTTGAGTGTGGACAGCATGATTCTATTGACGTTTGGTTCTGTCAAATGTTTGGTGATACTGATCTGAATAGTTCTTTGTCGAGGGAAGTCCATGGAATTAAGACTATCAAAGCAGAAGACTACATGTCCTTCAGTAAAGAAGACCATGATATTAAAGAAGTCATAGAATTGATTTCAGAGACTAATACTATGACTAATGATGAACTTATTGAAGCATACCTTTATGGATGGTTAATAATTCAATTTCATATTGCTGGATATACTCAACTAGTCGCAAAGCATTTTTATAAAAATTTAAATGTTGACTATAGAATATTCTATGATGCTTTGTTTGAGTTTATTAAAAAGGATACTGGGGTTATAGGTCAACACTACAAGGAGATTGAAAAATCTGTATCTCACTATATGAAAACTGGCAAAATCTTAGATCAAGGAAAGCATGGACATACTTTACATGCAGGAAGTTTTGCTTTTATGTTTAATAATAAAAAAGATATATTTGATATTTTAGATAAAGTTGCTACACTATTGATTCCAATCGATGATGATATTTTAAAACTTCAAAGAGCATTTATTTTTGATGAGGATGTTCAGTACCCATACCATATTGAATGTGAAGATGGCAAGTATGAAGTAGATACTGAGTTCAAAGAGTTTGATAAAAATGACCCACACACAGTGTTTATTTTGCGGCGCAAAGGTTTATTGAAGAATCAACTATGTAAGGTTTGAACGCTTCTACTGCTTCTTCCCATAAGATTCTCCTTTCGTATGAAGTATTCATGTCCATTAAAGCAATAGTTAAGGTAAATCTAGAATCTGGTGATGGATTATAGGAACTGTGTAGAGGACCAACATTTACTAAACTGCAAGGTCCAACCTCAACTTCGTGCTTCAACGTTGAATATTGTTCTCTAGTTACTAGAACTTGTCCATGATAATGGTCATCTGTTCTGTCCCCTATTTGATATTCACTTCTTTCTGGAATATCCATAGAACAAACTTGCTCTGCACTGGTACTTACTCGCATTACCATATCTGAAGTCCACCACCTCATAGTGCTGCCTTTACCACCAAATTGGAAAATTAGTTTTGCCCAATCGGCATAATAAACATTATCAGAATGTATAACACCATCGTCAAATGGTGGGGTATAAAAAAACTCTATCCAAGTAGAAGTAAAACCCATACTGTTTAACCAGGGTTCTATTTTATCATTGCCGAGTTCAGATAATTTAAATGTCTTATGGAATTCTGGCCAACGTAAACCATCAGTTTGATACAGAGACGTGTCAATATTTGGGATATACTCCCCAATATCTAAAAATCTATGATATTGATTCATAATTAAGTAATTTCTGGTGCCTCAGTACTCCCTCCATCTTTAGCACCATCAAGATTTGGTTCTTGAATTGGTGTTCCCAAATCATCTCCTCCAGATGCCATCGGTTCTCCAGTTACTGGATCAATAGGTGCATTTGGATCTGGAATGATACCTGCACTAATTTCCTTTTTAATTAGTGAATCCTGTTCAATAATTTCTTCATCTGTTTGACGAAGAATTTTGCGTCGAACCCAATCTTGAGAGTAATACTTGCCAATATAGGGTTCTGCAGTTGCCGCAATATTCAGTCTTTCGGTGAGAAGTTCTGCATCCTTTAGTTCTGAGAAATGATTATCATATAAGAAATCATATTGAATATGCTCAGACATTATCTCCCAATCTTCTGGAGATACAATATTCTTCAGAAGTAGTTGAGTTCTTAAGATGTCATTAAACATGTTTGAGAATCTCTTTCTCAAACGACCAACAAACTTAGTAAATTTTAATTCATCTCTAAGAATTTCTGACGAGCGACCAAGATTGAATCCTTCTTGTCCACCTATTCTAGAAGATGGAACATTCAATGATCGGTAAAGTTTTTCTTGGAAATATTTAATATCTGATAGTTCGCCAAGATTTTGACCACCAGGTAGAGTTGTGATCTCAGTACCACGACCACCTTCACGACGAGGCAACCAGAAATCTTCAAGCATACTCATATGCTTTTTATCATCACGAATCTCGCCAGTGCTAGAATCGTATACGAGTTTGTTACGATATCTCATCATAACATCACGCAGATATTGTTCTGCTTTCATTTTTGGCAAATTGCCAACATCGATGTAAAAAATTCTACGCTCTGGAGCGCGAGATAATCTATAGATGACAAGAGAGTCTTCAATCATGCGAAGTTGATTGAGTGACTTAATTGCCTTATGCAAATATGAGAGAGTGAGGTTTTTATTTCTATCAACAAGACCTGAAGTACAGTATGCAACAGAGTCCTTAGACATCTTAATTCCATTCTGTGCAGAGTTTTGTCCGCTATTAATAATTCCAGTCTGACTAGTTGATTGGTTATATACAAAATATTCTTGAATCTCTGGAAATCCAGTATCTTTTGGATCCTTCTCACCACTAGGCAAGTATCTAATATCTTCTTTTCTTTTTTTATTTGCTTGTCTAACGAAACGCATTTTTAATGCGTCAATATATCTCAGTTCTTGAATCCCTTCTGTAGGATTCTCCATATCAATTACTTTGTGATAATAAAGTCTACCATCAACATACCAATTCCTGTATATCTCATGGCACTTTTTATCAAAGTCAAGCATGTCTAAAATGTGCTTGAATTCTTCCCTAATTTTTTTCTTGAGACCATCGCTTACTTTTAAATTTGACAGTTCAATTTGAACTGGACTGTCATTAGAATCACTTACAATAGCCTCATTAACAATATCTTCAATCGCACCATCAACCTCTGGATGCAGTGCCATCTCTCTATATCTCTTTACAAGATCATATTCTGATCTATATACACCCTCAATATCTACATACGATCCAAAAAAACCACTAGTTAAATAATGATCAACCCCGTCCTCATTATTCTGAGGAACGGGGGAAACCACACCTTTCGGTTTATTTTCACCATCTTCAATAGAAAATCCAAATAACTTGGCAGCCATTATAATTAAAGTGTAAAAATGTTATTACTATTTATCAAGGTTATACAATGGGTGTTCCAGTCTGATCATTACCAGCTGCTGCCCAGTATTGTACCTGGAAGTCAACTGTAAATTCTTCGATGGTATCTCCACTCTCATACGAAAGATCGATTTGAGAGATATTAGTTGGGAATATATCGTAGAATCTATATGTTCTCAGTGGAAGGTTTGTTGTAGAATCAGTGTTCTCTGTGGAGAACTTAGTTTGTCCTCTACCTAACTGATGAACATATGCATCAACCATGTAGGATGATGGATTTGTAGCACCAGTTGCATTATCAAGTTTACTGATTTGATTCATCCACTGCTCAAAAGCAGTTCTAAGTTTGAAGTCTTCATCGTTGACTACAGTGACAGTCCATACATCAAATGTCCTGTCTCCTGCAACCTTCAGTACCCTTCCTCTGAAGGGCACTTCAATTTGTGCAACATTGGATGCTGGCAAAGCAGCACTCTTACACATAAAGTTAAAGGTATCGTCATCCCATCCATCAACACTTCCAGGAAATGCTGGGATAGTAACTTCAAATAAATTTGGTCTTGCACCACCGCCTTGGAGCTTTGCTTTGAAGTCGGTGATAGTTCTAATAGCGCGTGCCATTGGGGTAATTCCTCCGTGTTTATTTAATCAGTTAGTAGATCAAACTCTACCAGCGACTTCTTCAAACGAGACACCAGTTCTCGTCGCAACAAACGTCAAGGTGACGTAGTTAATTGACTTAGCAGGCTTCAGGAAGATGTCTGCTCTGAACTCGTTGTTATCAATAACATCAGGTGTGTTATTGGTCTCGTCGCAAATTACAAGGTAGTCATAAATTCCGCGCTTAGATTGAATGTCGCGCAGATATGGTTCAACGATATTTACAAAGTTAGTTCTTGTAATCTGATCGTTGAACTCAAATAATTGAGCTTCTGCTGCTTTTTGCAGTGACTGTTCTACTGTCAAGAATAGACGGCGAACATTGATCCTATCAAATGCTGATGCATATGCGAGGGCAGTTTTATCACCAAATAGAATGATTCCAGCACCACTTTGATTAATTACAGAATTAATTCTATTTGAATAAAGACTATCTCTTTGAGTCTTATCTGGATTAAATGCAAGTTTAATTGCATTTTTAATAACACCTCTTTGCTGTCCTGCAGGCGAGAACCATGGGAAAGCGATTAAATTGGTGCGTGTCATCAATCCAGCAATATCTGGATTTGTTGGAATATAACGGAATAGATTATTGAATCTATCATATGTATACTTATATCCACTATCAAATACAGCGTAAGAGCTGGATGCTAAAGGTCCGAAAAACTCAATCAAATTATTTGTCTGAGTTACTGGATTTGTTAAGTCAACAATGGACTGCCTATGGGGTCCAATTACTGCAACACAATCCTTTCTTCCATCAGCAATAGATATGAGTTTATTTGCTTTTGCTTGACTATCTCCTTGTGAGTCACAACCAGGACCCATAATTAAGTAGTCAACCGCAATATCTTCTTTGTTATTAAAGAGTTGATATGCTGTAACAATATCACCGAGTTGTGATTTGAGATTACCTTGATCAGTGTAATTTAAACCTTTACCCAAATCAAAGGTATGTCTTCCGATAGAATTAAATATTGATCCATTAGCAGTTCTATCCCAAATCATGTCCGATTGGACTGCAGGACTAGAGAAGTTGGTTGGATCATCTCCATCATTATAAAGGTTGGGATTCTGAGCATCTGGACTGAAGATAGTTGAAGATGGGAAGATATTGTGGAAGGTATCATTCGCATTACTTGGATTTGCACCCGCGTAGATATACTTGGAGAAGTTTGCCAGATAATTCTTATACCACATTTTCTGTGGAGAATTTACCTGTGATACTGTATCTGTCGCTTTAGACAAGAACAGATGCTTCTCTAGAATATTTCCTCTTACTCCTGTAAGTTGACCAGAGTCGTCTACAACGACAACGTGTAACTCATCGTTCTCACCACTTCTTTCCTCAACAAATCCAGATGTTCCTGGTTTGGGAGCGATAGTTCTCCAGTAAATTACTGAATTATCTAACTTAAGAGTTTGTGAGTTATACCAATCATCAACACCGTCTACCAGAAGTCTGGAGTTGCTAGCTGTGACTGAAAGGACAACTTTATCGTCTCTGAGTTCAGATACCGTTAAACGGGCATCATCTGTTGGTGTAGTACCACCAATAGAAGCACCTTCAATTGTAATTACTTCATTCAACTGATATGCAAGACCAGTATTGACTGCAGTTACTGTTCCAATACCACCACCAGAATCTCTGTAGACATTGAACGAGATTCCAGATCCTACTGTACTTACGCCAGCGACAGAAAGATAAATTCCATTCGATGCCGAAGGAATTGTTGTGAATGTTGTAATTCCACTGGTTGCTTTAATAGCGCCTTGAGTTAAATCAAAACCACCAACAGCAGAACCACCAATAGATACTGTATCACCAACAGTGTATCCAATACCAGCACTTACAATAGAAATCTTAGATGCATCAACGTTACCGTCAGTGCTATTTCTTGTGATATTGAAAGTTGCTTGAGATCCTGTTCCTCCAGTAGTTCCACCGACTCCACTATATGTTTGATCCTGCTGACCATTTATTGGGGTCGATGTTGTTACACCAACATTAGAGATTGAGTCAATTGGAGATGATACCAATCCGTTTTGGTCAACGAACATTACTCTTTGCTTCGATAAGAATGAAGAGTATGTACTATTTGATGAATATGTTTGCCTGTTATGCTTACCAGGTTGAGTTCCTCCAGTAGAAACTCTAGAGTGGATCTTAACAGTAACGGCACTAGTATTAATGGTTTCACCATCAATGACACTAGTTACGATTCCTTTTAAGTATCCTTGGAATGCTTCTGTTGTACCAAGACCAGGAATTACTTGTCCCGAGATATCAACAGTAATACCATATCCCACGTTTACGCCAAGAGCAGAGATTGCTGTTGTCGCAAAACCAACAACTTGATCTGCAAAGTCGTCAATAACACAAACCTTTAGTCCATTAGACCAGGTTCCAGGATTCTTTGCTGCATAATACCAATCGGATGCTGAACTACTATAGTTACTATTGTAGTCATCAAAGTTTTTAATTTTAACATCCAGTCTAGCAGATGTTCCAACACCAACGTTGGCATTTGCGAGCAGATCTCCATCTGTACGGACAACCTTCAACACACCACCGTAGGAAAGGTATGAAGAAGCACTCATCCAGTATTCGTACTGGTTATCTTCTGTTTTCGGTAATCCGAAATTGTTGATTAGTTCTTGTTCTGTGGATACCGTAATTGGTTCGTTGACGGGTCCAATTTCAAATGGACCTGCAATAGCTCCAATATTATCAAGAACGTTCTCAGCTCTCCCTACCGTTAAATCAACCTCTCTAGTTAATACACCAGGAGATAATTGAGGAGTCGCCATGGATTCTGTCTCCTTGTAAGTCTCAGTTTATCTGAAAATATTTATTAAAAAGGGCATTTACGCGGGGAATACTGACGTGATACTACCAATCTGGATAGTTCCAAGTGTTTGATCCCCTATTTACTCTCTTTTTAGTACATACTTTACACTCATAAGAAAATGATGATGGTGTAATGCCCCTGTCCTTTCTAGTTCTATAGTAACCCTCTATTAAATTTTTTCTCTCGCCACAAATTCGACACTTCCTATCATGAAGTAATAAATGACCAAACTTTAACTGACCGTCTAAGTCCATTTAAATTCTAAATTAATTATAATCCCACATATAAGACATATCACCATAAGCATCAGTATGCCATCGATCTCCTGCAGAGTCTACAAAAGACGATTCTTCATTAACTCCATCAACAATAAAACCAAATGGTGACATATCCTGTTCTAATTGATTTTTTTGTTCTTCATAAAGTCTTTTACGAACATCTTGATCCGTCAACTCTTTAAAGTAATCTTGTTGAACTAACCAGGCATAGATAACGAGACACATTGCTAAGTCATCATTACACCCATCTTCTGCCTCAAATGAGTTATGTTTTTGAATAAATGTAGTAAGTTCTGCAATTACATCATAATCTTTAAATATTAACTTATCTTCCTCAATCAAAGTTTTAAGGTTTAAGCATCCAATCTTCTTGACAGTTTTGGACATCTTAACACCAAGTTGTGTTTTTTTGCCTGAGAATCCTTGTCCAACAACTTGTCCTGCTCTACCCCTCATAGAACACATCAAAACATTTTCATATTCCAAATCAAAATTCAAGATTGCAGCAACTTGATCACCCACATCATTTACCTCACATAATACAAATGATTTATTATAATTATCTGCTACTTCTTTAATTATGCTGGGAAATAGCATAGGTTTTATCTCATTATTTCTGTATTTACATACCATTTGGTGTGGAAATGATGTAATATCAATAACAGTAAATGCTGAGTAATCTCCACCAACTCCTCGCGCAACGTCAACAGTAATTACATAATTATGATCTTTTTGTACATCTACAAATACATCTAGACCTTGATGTGTAATAGATGGTTGTTCATAAACCATCGTCCTTAGTTTACTTGGAGCTATTAGAGTATCAACAGAACCTAAAAATTCACACTCAAACTCAACTTTAAATTGTTGTTCTGATGTGTTTGCAATTGTTTGTTTTTTCCACTGAGAATCTCTTCCTGGTACATCACTCCAGTGAACTTCTGTTGGAATATATTCATTCTTCTTTCTTTCAGCATCATGCCAAATTTTATAAAAGTGATTCATACCATGAGGTGTACTCACGATAATAACTTTAGTATTTTTACCTGAAGAAATTGTAGGATATACTGAACTAAAGAATTGGTCTGCTATATGGTTTGCAACGAACGCAAACTCATCAAGGAAGATGATATTATATGATCCACCACGAACTGCAGATGCAGATGTAGATGCTGCAATAATCTTTGACCCATTCTCCAATTCGAGAGATGCTTTGTTCCAGGTCAATACACCCTGTTGTAACCAACGAGGTAAATTTTCATATGCGGTCTGCAATCTATCTAACAGGTCTTTTGCTGTAGCCGCTTTGTTTGCAAGAATTGCAATATTTACGTTGTCGTTAAAGATTGCATAGTGAAGAAGATAAGATACAACAATAGTTGACTTACCCGATTGTCTGGGAAGTTTACATACATTAAATCGATTATGATGGAATCGATCCAACATAACCTTTTGAAACTCATATGGTTCAAAATTCTTTAGACCATAATCTAGAGTAACAATTTGTATATAATTTTCTGCAAAATATACTGGATCATCAATACACTTTGCAAACTCAAGAACTTGATCTTGTGTAAACTCTTGAGTGGTATTTGCTTTTTTTAGTAGTGGATTGCCAAGATAATGATCAACAGACATAATTTAGTTATTTAAATTTTCAATATCCAGTTTCTGATGCGCCAACTTGTGTGCCAGTAATAGTTGCTGCACCTCTCAAACCTTGACCAGCAATTAAATGGATTAAAACTCCACTTGATGCGGGAACACTTATTGATCCAAGATCGGCATCATCAGCAGCATTGCGAAGAGTGACATTAGACGCACTGGTAGCAGTGTTTGATACCCATACTGCAGTTGCTGATGTAAATTTGGTTGCGCCTGTTGCCAAAGCAGTGGCATCTCCTAAAATCTTCATTTTTTTATACTTTTATTTGTATTTATGGTTGATGTTATTTTTTCCTTTTCTTCTCTGTAGCAACATTAATTGCTTTACCTTTACGGTTTGGATTACTATCCTGTCGATTCTTTCTTCTGAATGCACTATCCTCTTCTTTATCAGAGAGGTTGCGCTTCATTTTTGAAGAACCACATTTTGGTTTGGTTGTTTGACCTGGTTGTTTTGCACAGGGTTTTCCTGCAAATTTGCCACCCAATTGAACCCAGCCAGGCTTGCCATCACTAGAACGACTCTTGCCAAACCAGTCACGCAGAGAACTATCACCACTTTTGTTGGACTCATTAATAAATTCCTCAAATGTTTTCATACTAGCAATTCCAACGACGAAGTGCTTTATTGATTTTAGAGTCTGGATCTCTTGCAGTTTTTGCAGAGGTCAGTCTCTTCTTCATACCCTTCATCCTGGAGCAGAATGAAGATCTACGCTTAGCATCTTTAGATCCCTTCTTAATTTTAGAAGGTTTAGTAGTAACTGCAGTCTGAAGTTTAGAATTTGGATTCTCTCTCTTATAAGCATTTACTGTGCTTTGACTTAGACCATCGGTCTTATCTTTGCGATTGGCTTTTTGCCAATCTTCATCTACTTTCCCAGGCGGTCTTCCTCTTCAGATGCCATCTTATATCCAACTTTTGCTGCCTTTCCTGCAGTCTTTATACCTTCACCAGCACCCTTAGCAACAGCACCTGCAACTTTGCCTGCTTTTTTGATAACTTTACCAGTCTCTTTTGCATTCTTCATTGCAGCATTATGACGCTCCATACCCTTCATAACTTGTCTGGCAATAGCGTCCAGTACAGGTCTCCTTTTAGGTTGTTGCTTTTTAGCAGTATCTACTGCTGCTTTTGTTTTTTCCGCAGATGGTTTTTTCTTTGATACTTCTTTAGCATCAATTTCTGCTTTTACTTGTGCATAAGATTTGGCACCTTTTTTAGCACGTCTTGCCGACCTCTCTTCAGTTAGGTATGCATCAGCAGAAAGACCTTCTACAAAACTTACAAATTGGTCAAGACCCAATTCTTCAATAAGGATATCTACACCATCATCATTAATACCTTCCTTGAAGAAATATTCTGCGGCGATGTCTGCCAACACTTCTTCCTTTTTAGTTTTGCTACCCCAGTTCTTAGCACCTTTTTTACGGCACTTAACTAAAGCACCTGATGCATATGCAGAAGGCCATACAGAATAACGAGACTTGACCTTATGATAGCAAGCATCCTTTTCTCCTGCTCCCTCTTCTACTTCTTCAAGTCCAGGACAACACTTTTTACCATGAACTCCACAGTCTGTTCCTTTTGCAGTTTGAGCACACTCGGTCTCTTCAAATCTTGCTTTGGCTTTTACTTTTTTACCATCAGGTCCAGGTACATACTCACCAGTGTCAGAACTCTTCATATCACTGCTGTTTACAGTGCCATCAACATTAGAATCAACTCTCTTGACTGCTTTATTAGTAAGTTTCTTTAGGTTACCACCACCAATAGTTGTCTCATCTTTTGATTCTTTCTGTACTTTTAGAATCGGTGAATTGTGAGGAGAATACTCACTAGGTAAAGAGGTTCTTTGGAATTGAGTTACTCTACCGCCAGGGTATACTTTTTCAATCTCTGTCTGAATTTCGGACTTCTTAGGCATTGTTGCCTGAGGGAAGAACATTTTAATCATCAGAGATCTACCTCTCCATATAACAACAACTGCCAACAAGTTACCATACTCTGCTGGAAGTCTCATTGCTTCGTCAACCTGCACTTCTTCCCTTGTTGTTGCTCTAGCAGATTTGAAGTTACGAGTCATCTGCATCGATGCTTTTTTCTGTGCCTTTGCTCTCTTAGAACCTGGTTCGGTCCTTTCAAGATCATCAGACTTTTGCAATGCACGACGACCAGGAGACATGCGTGCTTTTTCATCACCACTCAATACTCTTTTATTAGTAGGAGCGGGGGACTGATACATTCCCTTGTAATCTTCAGTAGTCTTTTCTGCTTTTTTCTTAGCAGATTTTTTCACATACTTTTCTTTAGTAAAAGATTCAGGTTTACCACCATAAGAGGCTCTAACTGGTGCAGAACCCTTCACATAAGTTTCTGATTCTGAGACTTCATCTTCCTTTACGCAGTTAGGAACCATCTTACCGCCTTTATTTTTCATACCTTTCTTCTTATATCCTACCCAACATTTCTCTGCAATATCTTCAGGTTTAATTAAGTCAACAACTTCCATGAACTTGTTGCCGAAGGCATCTTCAATAGAAAGAGATTCTCCCATTCCACCACCGCCGTCACCGCCGCCGTCACCACCTTCGCCACCTTCTACTGGTTTATCAATACCAACTTCTTCTGGTTCACGACCACCTCCAGAGAAACGTGCAGTTGTCTTTAAACCATCAGGTATTTTTTTACACTTTTTATCTGTGTAGCAATAATACATGCCTTTACCACATTTCTCTTCGCCAAGAATAATATCAACTAATTTTAATCCAGGTATAATTTCTTCTTGCTGACCTTGCCTCAATCTAGGAACATCCACTTTAGCAGCAGGAGTCATTTTGTTTTTAGCAACTTTTGCCTCATTCTCATTAGGAGATTTAGTCATGGCGCTAATCTTTCTCTGCTTGGTTGCAGCTTTATGAGTCTTAGGATTTATATCGAAACTAGCCATTTCCTAGAAAATACTTTTTTTCTATTTATCTTCTCGAATATTTTTAGTTTGTGCCTTTAGCATTTTAGATAACTCCGCCGTAGATCCAAAAAACATTGCATTATTTGTTACATTTGTTGGACTCTTTTCGTCAGCATCCAAATCCTTCAATTTCTTTTGCAAATCGATTAATTTATCTGTTGCATCTGCAACGTTTTTGATTAATTGTCCAACAACTTCATACTGTCTTGGTTGACCTCCATCTTGGGCAAGTTCCAACGCACAATCCAACGCCTCTTGTCCCTTCTCAATGATTGAATAGAGGTTACCTCTTGTATATTCATAATCTTTAGTTACGTCTTCAGATTCTGAAGGTTTTTTTAGTTCTTTCTTTTCTGGTTCTGGTTTTACAATTTCTGCTTCAACATCAAAAGTATTATTAAGATCATTAAATTTATCTTTCATTTTTAACCACCAAATCCAAAATTATCACCTGACTCAAGATTATCATTATCTGCTTCAGTGATTGCAAAAATAGGAGCACCACCAACATGATCTACTGCTTTGGTTCTATATTGTCCTCTAGCAACTATGAGTTCATTATTATTTTTCTCTTTGATATAAATTGTTTCGTTATCAATAGTAATGTATGATCTTTCTGGCAAATTTGAAGCATCATTAACTATTAATAAACCTTCACCTGCAATAATATTATTACTGAGATTCGTAACAACGTCATTATTATATGCTTTAGTTGCAATTGGTTTGGTGTATACCAGATCTCTTTTTGCGTCTGGACTGGGATCTCCACCAGCAACACCAATAGATACTCTGGTAATAATATCTCCTTTGTTGTCTGGTACTGGACCGAACAAATAAGTTTTTGCAGTAAATTTTAATGTATATAAAAGAACTCTTCTTGAAGAGTAATCACTTTCGTAATTATCGACAAAAGATACTGAATCTAAAGTAATTGGAATATCTCTTTTTTCGCCAATAGATTCTACTAAATCAATAGTGAGATTGAAGTTTGGTTGAAAGTATGGGAGTATTTGTTCTACAACTTGCAAAGCATCATCATTTAATAATGTCATGATTGACAAATCAAATGACATATTATATGGAACTGGGTGAAACATCTTACGTATTTCACGCTTGTCCGATTTTAATGCTGTTGTGAATGCTTGAGTTCCTGCTAATTTTCTACCAGAATCATACGATACCCCAGAAAATTCAAAGGACATTCTAGGTAGACTTATTTGTATTGGTTTATTTAAATCTGGTTGTTGCTCTAATCTTGCTAAAAACTTTTGAGTTGGACCATAAGCTAGAGGAACTTCAATGATCTCTCCACCATCTCTTTTAATTGTCATTCCATTAAAAAGAGTGCCAAATGCGATGACAGTTTTTCTAAAAATTTGATGGTAAAAATGATCAAACATGGTTTATCTCCTACGGATTACCAAATGGATTGGATTCACTAAAATCAAGAATCGCGTCTGCTTCTATTTCAATAGTATTGTTTTGTGCGAACCCATCTTCAGGAAGGTTAAATTTATTTAGGTCAATATTTGCATATGCAGCTCCACTTGACTGACCTGTGATTGCTTCACCAGTTACAAAAGAACCTGTTATATCCCCTAATTTGAGTATTTGTGTTATAGTATTCCATGATTTAACTCTTGCTGTAGCACCACTTTGAGATCCTACAACATCTTCGTTTGTTAGATATGTTCCATACCCAACAGATTGTGTTGGTCCAGCAATTACAAGTTCTGGAACTCCTTCAAAGTACCCACCAGCATCTTCAACTACAATTTCAGTAACTTGACCAAGAGTATTAATTCTTGCACTAAGTTTTGCATTTATCGTAGTGCTTGCAATACCAGGAGCAACAGCAGTTACTGTTGGCACATCAATATATCCACTACCACCACTTGTGATTGTTATAATTCCAACTGCAGCGTCTGATATATTTGCAACTGCATATGCTCCAGATCCTGTTTGAGAGTGGAAAGTAACTTTTGGTTTTACAGTATAACCTGCTCCAACATTTGCCATCTCAATTTTTTGAACTCTTCCCCTGTCTGGATTTGGGTCGCAGAGGTCAATAATTCCGTAGAACATTGATGCTATACCAACAGCAGTAACTCCACCGCTTGGTGCTGAAGTAATTGCAACCCTAGGAATCTCCTCATATCCGTGTCCTCTTCTAGATACGATAATATTTCTAACGGCACCACTTGGAACGAGCGTTGTTACTGCTTTTGCTGTGGATCCGATACCAACCATATTAAATGTTTGGATATAACCAGCATCTACAGTATTGTCATCAATTTCAGAGATACCAGTATCAATCTCTTCATCATTGTATGCAAACAGTTCTAATCTAAGTTCATAAACATAGTTCTTTTGAAGTTGCCAAAAAGGTTTCTCATGCTCTACATACTTAATCTCAAACAATCTATCTCCAAGTGGGAAATAAATTAAATCACCTTCTTTCGGTCTAGATGTTAATTTGGTTTTATCTATTACTGCTATCTGCTGCTCAATAACACTCTCATATCTTTCTTTGGATATTATTATAGTAAGATCGTCGATCTCTTGAACTCCAAACTTAGATAAAAGTGTTCCTGCTCCACTAAAACCTTCATAAGTATCTACATATGCTTCCAATGGAACTGCTGCTGTAAATTCTGATCTAGACACCTCTTCCATCACTGTCTTTTCATTTACATATACTCTGGGAATATAGTAAATTTCGACACCGAACATTTTTAGTTGTTCGTTGACTAAATCTTGAATTAAATTTTGCTCCCCAGAAGAACCATGGAGAAAGAATGGATTCAACGCCATAGTATTAACCGATCATATCTAAAGGTGGAAGTTCGTATGTAGAAGACATCTTATCCATTAGAGAATTTAGTTCAGTAACACCATCATCATATATTTGCCTTCCATTTAATTCAGTTCCTCCAGGAAGTTTGACTCCTTGGAATTTAATTAGATTTTGACCCCATTGCTTCTTGAGTGAAGCAGTAACATACTTCTTAAGAAAAGAATCACTCCATACTCTAGGAGAGTCATTTGGATCTAGAAGTCTGTAACAGTCAATAATTAAGAACTGTCCAGGAACTAAAGATCCCCAGTCCATATCCATATAAAGTCTATCTTGTCTCTGATTAAATCTTATCTGTTTTTCTGTGGTCAATAAGAAGTCAATATCGGATAGATATCTTTTAACCATAGAATACGTTAGGAGTTCAGTAGAACCCCAAAAGTAGACATCATTCAAAAATAATTGATATTTAATATTAAACATACCACCCGAAATACCACTAGATCCTTCAAAGGCAAATACTTTATTAATACCTAAAACCTGTGGTGGAACTTGAATAAAATTATTATTCTCGGTAAAGTCAAATGTTGTCTGAGTTCCTGCAATGTTAGCAGTAGCAGAAGTTGATGCTATACCAACTCCACCTCGTGCCCTATCAATATCAGCTTGTGTTATTTCATACTTTAAATATGTTTGTATTACTCCATCAAAATGGCGTTCATAAAAATATTGAAGTGAGTCATCAATAATATCATCAAGCTGCTCATCGGCAACATTAATCTCTAAGACAGGAGCACCCAACTGCCTTTTAGCGTAATCTATTAGTCCTTGTCGAGATGCTGGTGTTGCCATTTTACAGATCCTTATCTACTAGTTGTCTCAGAAGATCTTTAACTTCACTTATATCATTTTCAAGTTTGTCAAGTCTATCTTTTTCATCATTCTTTATCTTACGCAAAGTTTTATATTGATCAAATTCTGTTTGATTCTTATTAATAATTGCATTGGACATAGTATCCCTTACGAGATAACTATGCCCCTCAACTTTTAAATAACGAGGTTCATTTTCCATACTATGCTAATGCAATTACTCTAAGATCTTTCATTCTTGGTGGATATGCTTGATTTGTTGATGTACCAACTAATTTAATAGTAAAGTATTTAAACTCTGGCAAGTTATCCATCGTAAATTCATAATCTCGGTAAATCAAATCAGCACTCTCAGAAGCAAGAACATCTGTTTTTGGAACTGCCTTGTCGGAAGAACCATCACACTTAGCAAAATCAATGATCTTGCCATTTACATCTAAGTTCTTAGCGCCTGGGAATGGATAGTAGAGTGGGTCTGGATCAGCAGAATTGCTGATAGAATAGAATGCTCTAACATCTCCAAATGTATTTACATATCCCGAGAAGAGAACTTTTATTGAAGTTGCAGCATTTTCAAGTTCAACTGGTGTGTTGGCATAGATGAATGCTGTTGGATCTTCAGATAGTGATGCTGTTCTAGAATCATTTATATAATCTGTGATTGGTGCGTTAACTCTATTTGAGATAAGTACCATACCAACTCTATCAAGGTCAATAACTGGAGAGATGTTAGCGTTAGCAGAATTCAATGTAAACGTAAGTTCCATTGACTTATTGCCAGGTTGCGTAGAATTTTTAGCAACTTCATTGACTCTAGAAGCAATTATTCTAGGTTCAGGTAGATAAGTATCTTCTCCCAGATTAATTGGGGTATCTTCTGTCTCTACAAATGAGACTTCATTACCATCAACACTAGTAGCAGTAATACCACGAATAGATGCTTTAATATCTGTTCCTGGTAGAGACATTGTTTGAACAATTGGTCTCACTGCTTCATATTGAATGTTCTGAGTCGCGAAGATTTCTTCACCACCAGCAGACTTAGAAGTATTTGCATATAAGTTGCCAAATCCAACTCCAGTGCTTCTATTGGTTCCATTTGTAGAAGTATTAACTTTAATATGGTAACTATCTAATGTAATAGGTCTAGAACCCATTGCATCTGATAGAGAGTGATCAGTATTAATACGTCTCAAAGATAAACCATCAATCTCATACTTGGAGATTTGGGAATTGACTGGGTATGTAAAGGAATTTGTATTATCAATACCTCTAGTAACACCAGTTAACTGACCCGCAGATACTCCTGTATATGAAATAATTTCATCATCAATAATAGCGTAACCTGGGTTTGTAGCACCAATAGACACATTTTCAAAAGATTCAAATCCACTAGTACTTCCAACACTAATTGCTCCAGAATTAGAATTTGTATATTCTGCAGTGATCGTTGTTGGTTTGCTGTCTGGTTTTACCCCACCAATATTTACAATATTAGTAGTAGCGTGCATACCATGGTTTTTATGATTAACCTTAATATGCAATCCATCTTCTCGTGGCGAAGATAGTACAAAATCAGAGATCGCAATATCCGCTCCACCAGTAGATACCATTGTGGTAATTCCTGTGGAAGGACTTACATATTGAAGTGGTTTTGATACATTAACTTCAAATTCACCTTGAACATTATCGAGAATTAGTTCATTTGCTCCTGTTATTTGTCCTAGAGACAGTTGTAGATTTCTTCCAAGTTGGTCATTACCAATAGAAGTAACACTAAACACATCACCAACTTGATAACCAGATCCACCAGAACTAATTGTTGCTGCAATAGCAACTCCATTTGTTCCTCCAACAGCGCCGATTGTAATATCAGCGGTAGCGTTTTTACCTTTTCCACTAAAGGTTGTCAGTACAACATTTGAGAATGTAAACTGATTACCGTCAGATGGTGTATAACCAATACCAGCATTAACAATTGACAAATCTCCAGTTGCAGATCCACCAACACCTACATAATCTCCACTAGCACTAGTTTCTTTTTGAACAATAGTATTGCCAAAAACAATTGCGCTTGTATTGATGATATCATTAGTGTCAATGATCAACTTCTTAGATTCAAACTCTAGAGAATCTTTAACGAGATTTGCGATTTGATTATTGCCTCTTCCCAATTCTGGGTTGAAGAAAGAAATCGTAGCAGTCTCTTCAAATTCTGCAGTATATAAGTTGAACTTAAGATCTTCATATTGACTTGGGTTCCAAGTAGATCCATTTTGAGATTTAAACAGAGAACCTAAATGTGGTTGTGCGGATACAACAACTTGTCTTGATTCTGGTTGTAGTAATGTACTTACATCAACCTCACCCATCCTAGAAATCCAAGCAGTATACTGATTAGAATTTGATAGAAGAACGATTGCGTGCTCAGTTTCTCCAGAGAGATAAACTGGAGCAGGGAAGACAATGGTAGTTGGTTCAGATGCATCAAAGGATTCAACGACATCTGCAGGATCGAGAATTACTTCACCGAACGGATAGATCTGTTCAGATGGTACACCTGCAATCATCGGTCTTAATTGGATGATAACTGGAAGTACGGGATCTTTCGTTCTAAAGAAGACTTCGATCTCTGTTACAAATTGTCCTGGATTGTCCGCTACACTGAAAGACTGTGCAAGGGGATCCTTACCTCTACGTCTGGGTGGACGCCTTGGGGGCGGTCTGCGTGGGCGTGGAGGTGGTCTTCTGGGTGGCCTTCTGGGTGGACGCCTTGGTGGTGGAGATGGACGCCTTGGTCTACGCGGAGGCGGGGATGGTCTCCTTGGTGTTGGCGGATTTGGTCTCCTTGGTGGAGGCTGAGGCGAAGGTCTTGTTGG